AGCTTCTACTTCAAAACCCGAGGGTACAGAACTAGGAGAAATATCATCAGGCGAATTGCCAGTATATACTAAACCGAAGGTGACTTTTCCACCATCACCCCCACCACTATTGACAGAACTTGAAATACTATTAGAACAAGCAGCTCCACGTCTGCCAGTGTTATGGGCAAAAGGATTGCCCCACAGCCACGAAGATATGGGTTGCATGGCATTGATTAAGTTCATATTTATACCATCAAGCAAACGCACAGGTCTCCATTGTCTTGCATGATTCACTTCAGTACGTTGAGCCAAAGTTTCCACAAGCTGAGCAAACAAATTATTTAAGCCTTGGGTACGAGTCATCATGTTTAAGGTCTGATCTCGGTTTGAATTTGTGGGAATTAACCTAGGGTACTGTCTGCTAATCATTTCTGTGGCTCTGCCTAATTGGAATGATTTTCACATCGGAATCCCAAACAATTAAAGAATCTACTTTTAGTGGTTTAAAATTTAGAAATATTGGACCAGCATTAACCTCTGTAAAATCTTAAAGAGGGTGGTATCATGGCAGAGAATTATGGATTAGTAGACATTATAGATGGTGATGGTAGCTTTAAAGAAGACATAGCAACCAAGGCACTATATCGCTCATACGCTGTATTATATGAAACAGATTTAGAAGACAACCTAGGTCTCACATCTATTGAGATAGACGCAAGGTATTTCACAGATGACCCGTTATCGTGGAGAAACTTCTTAAATCACTCTAGTGTCAAGAAGTTTATAGATGGCTTCCTATCAGAGAGAGCAGAAAAACTTGCTATGAACATGTTAGGTAGAACAACTATCAAAACAGCAGAAGCAATAAAGGTTTTAGAAAGAATAGATAGTAAAAAGACTGGTACTGACAATAGTAATATATTAGTGGTGTTTATGCCACAGAAGGATTATTCCTAATGCCTAGAGTGCCAATTAAAAGGGTAGATGATGACAACCGTAGAATATATGATTGTCCCATCTGTCACACAGGAGAGGTTGCCGTACCAGACAATCTCTTTTATGGTCGTTGTGACAACTGTGAAGCAACTCTAATTGATTATATACCATTACAGCATCAAGAGGATTTTCACAATTCAACAGCGCAGTATAGAATGAATATAGGTGGGTTTGGTAGTGGTAAGACGACAGCTGCATGTGCAGAGGTTGCTCAACACGCTATGGAAACACCTAATGGAAAGACTTTAATTACAGCTCCAACCCTTAGTCTGGTAAAGGACGCAGTTATTCCGGAACTAGATAAATTCTTACCTACATGGTATGTTACCAAGGTTAGAACAAATCCTTCTCCTTATTATAAGTTGAAGAATGGTCATGAGATTATAGTATACTCATCTGCTGACCAGCAAAAAGTTAGGTCATTAAACTTAACTGCTTTCTATATAGAGGAAGCATCTGGGGTACCATATAGTATGTTTGATGTATTAATGACAAGACTTAGACATAAAGCTGGAGTAATTAAAGATGAAGATGGTAATGAAGCAGCATATAAATTTATGGGAATTTTATCTACAAATCCAGAAGATGGTTGGATACAGGACAAGTTCTTGCTTATATCTAAAGTATTGAAAGCCAGTCCAAGCGTTGATTTATTGGCGTATGACCATTTAAGAAAAGACAAGTTATATAGACATTTCCACACATTTATATCAAGTACAAGAGATAATAACAACGTACCAGATGAGTTTATTGAAAGAATGTCAGCTGGTAAGTCAGCTAGATGGGTTAGAAAGTATGTTGACTGTATATTAGATATTAGAGATGGTGCAGTATACCCAGACTTTAATAAGAATATAGTAGAACCTTTCAAAATACCAGACCACTGGAAGATAATAGCAGGATATGACCCCGGATTTGCAGATGGAGTTGCGTTCCCTATGGGAGCGATAGACCCTAAAACTCGGATAATATATGTGTACGAAGATTACTATGTTACGGAAATGCCGATAAGTTTTCATGCAAAAGAAGTGACAAAAAGGTTACGGAATAAGAAGTTACTAAACCCTATTCAAGCTGACCCTTCCGTAAGGCAGAGAAATGCAAGAGATGGGCTTAGTTACGCAGATTACTTCTACAAAATATGTAAAGTTATACTAGAGCCGGGAAATAATGATATGATGTTTGGGATAGAGAAAGTAAGAGATTACATACACTCTGGAAAACTAAAATTCTTTTCTTCTTGTGTGAACTTGAAGAATGAAGCAAGACGTTATGTTTATGTTAAGAACAAATCATCAAATACTAATGAAAAGCCTATAGATAGGTACAATCATCTGTGGGATGCAATAAGATACATGATAGCAAGACTTCCAAGAGACCCTAACGACTTGAACTCTATATACATGCAGAGAGATATGACAATGGGTAGCGCATTTAACAAACAGTTTGTTGATGATGAAGATGATGGATACGAGAGTGATGACACTAACATTTATGTTGGCGTTGGACACATATAAATGAATGGAGGTGTCAAGATGACAGTAGAAGAACTAAAGATTGAAATGGACTTAAAATTACAAGTATTAGAGGATAAAATAGATGATTATATTGCTAGTAATGGGCATAGTGGTGTATATACAGATGAAACGCCAGATTACGTTAAAGCGTACATCAAGTCAAGAAAACTAGAAGGTGGGAGTAAATGAGTGCGACAAGTAAAAGACTAACAGCATTATGGGACAAAGCCCAAGCATTTGATAAAGGAAGAATAGATGAATACACAGAACTTATGGCATTTTATGAAGGTCAGCAACATTTACTGACTAAATATAAGACTGCAAAACCATGGGTAGTTAATATCAATTCACCTTATGCAACTTATGCTATTGACAATCGTGTGTCATCATTGATGGCTAATGATTACATTGGAGAACTAGAACCTCTGTCTCCAGAAGATATAGAAAATATCCAGAAATTGAATGACCTATATCAGAACGAATGGAAAGAAGTAAACATGGATAATGTTATAAACGAAAGCATACTTAGATGTGCTGTTGTGCGTGAAGCTTATGCTCACGTTGTTTATGATAGTAAAAAGATTACAGGTGGGACTAAGAGACTAAATGATGGTAAGCTAGAAGCGTATTTCCTAGAGCCGGGTAGCATGTTTATAGACCCAAGTGCTTTACAGTTTAGAGATGCAGACTTTCTAATAGTTACAGAGAGAATGACCCCTAACGCAGTTAAGTCTATGTATCCTAAGTACAAGATGGAAGAAAACTTAGCAGCAAGTGGAGATGCACCAGAGGATAGAGGGGAAATCTACCTAGGTAATGATTATGATACAGAGCAAGATAATGTATTGACCAAAAAGATTTTCTATGAGAAAAAAGGTGATGTGATTAAGAAAACAATTATGGTGGAAACACAAGTAGTTGTTTCGACTAAGAAAATGCCTATCTCAATATATCCTATTGCACAATTAAGATGGGAAAAGAAAATGAAGTCACCTTATGGTATTTCATTGATGGACAGATTACTACCTTTACAAAAATCTATCAACAGTATTGAAAGTGCAATTACCAACACAGCTTTATCACATGCTGCACCATCATTCGTTGTTAGAAAAGATAGTGGGATTGACCCTAAAGCAGTTGCTACTGTAGCAGGAGCGCCCGGAGTTGTGTTTGCAGTAAATGGAGACCCATCTACAGCTATTACACCACTTCACAAGAATAGTCTTGATAGTCAGATGATAGAGATTAAAAGAGAAAATGAACAAACTATATATAAACTAGCAGCAGTAAGTGACCAGTTTATGGGGGACATTGGTTCAGCAGGGAATACATCTGGTGGTACTGATACAGCAGTTACTAGAGCTAAGATTATAGAACAGAAATTCTTAGAAAACTTAGAAGTATTTGTTGAAGATTTAACTCATATATTAGTTGAGTACATCACTAAAGCTTATGAAGGGGAAACAAGATATTCAAGAGGCGAAAAACAATCAGATAATTCTTTCAACTTCCAAGAGTTTGAGGTCGGTAAAGACTTAAAAGATATGGAATACACATTCGCTATCAACTTAGATGTTAAAACAAAATTCTCTAAAGAGAAAGAGAAGAAATTGTTAATGGAATTATTCCAGTTTGAAAGACAATATGATGCTCCTATCAAGACTGTTACAGTCCAAGATATTCTGAAAACATTTGATGTTTCTAACAGACAAGAATTTGTAACTAGATATGAAACATTGGCAAATAGAGATAGTGAGAAGAAATCAGCAATAATTAACCAATTTACAGCGATGGCACACGAATACCAAATAGACCCTAAAATGGTTACAGCTGGTATAAACGAAATCATAGCAGGTAAAGAAACTAAGATAGTAGAACAGGTTATGCAACAAGTTGAACAACAAATGCAACAACAAGCGCAAGAGCAACAACAAGCAGAAGCAGCAGTTGCAGCTAGAGGACAAGGTGGTCAGCCACAGTCTGAGGCAGAACAAATAATAGCACAATCTGGTGTCCAACAAGGTGCGCAGCCCCAAGCAGAGGCACAAGCAGCACCTCAATCAGAAGCAGAGCAGATTATAGCACAGTCTGGCGTTGGTCAAGTTTAAAAAACATTTAAAAAACACGCAACTTTATGTTATAAGTGACTATAATATAAGTGTAAGGAACAAACAAGTGGTCACACCTTCGGTGACTTTAAATAAGCGATTGTACGCACTTGTTCGTGAAATGGTCGTACCTTAGACGACATTAAACAGCTATGAGTAGAAAGAGGTAGATATTATGGCAGATTTTAAAAGTATTGAAGACATTCATAAAGCACTAGATGAGGAACACAAAGACACATTAGAAGTTATCAAAGAAGATGAGGACGTAGAAGTCGTTATAGACGATGGCGCAGACGTAGTTGTTGAAGAAGATGATGAAGATGTTGTAGTTGAAGAAGACGACCAAG